ATGGAGATTGAGGTCCCCGAGGCGTTCGGGGATATCTTTACGCCGAGCCGCTACAAGGCATTTTACGGGGGGCGTGGAAGCGCCAAGTCGCACACCTTCGCGATGGCGCTTCTGGTCCTTGGGGGACAACGGCCCCTGCGCGTCCTGTGTGGCCGTGAGGTGCAGAAATCCATCCGCGAGAGCGTCAAGGCGCTGCTTGACGACAAGATTGCCCAGCTTGGCATGGGATCGTTCTACGAGAGCCTGCGCGACGAGATACGTGGGCGAAACGGGACGCAATTCACCTTCTCTGGTGTCGGCGACAAGACCGTTGACCAGATGAAGTCCTACGAGGGCGTGGATATATTCTGGGGCGAGGAAGCTCAGACGTTTTCCGCTCGCTCTCTTGAGATCCTCCGCCCGACGATCCGCAAGGACGGGTCTGAACTGTGGTTCACCTGGAATCCACGTCACTCGTCCGATCCGGTCGATGATTTCTTTCGCGGCGAAAACCCGCCGGAGAATGCGATCATCCGCCGGGTAAATTACAACGATAACCCGTTCTTCCCCAAGGAGCTCAAGGAAGAGCGACAATACGACTACAGCCATAAGCGGGATCGGTACGCGCACATCTGGCTTGGCGAGTACGAGCCGATGGCGGTGGGCGCGATTTGGGACCGCCAGACCATCAAGGCCGGGCGCCGCGAGGATCACCCGACGCTGCACCGGATTGTGGTCTCCGTTGACCCTGCCGTGAGTGCCGAGACCGGGAGCGACGAGCACGGCATCATCGTGGCCGGCGTTGGCGACGACGGGCGCGGCTATGTCCTTGACGACGTGACCATGAAGGGGGCGCCGCGCCAGTGGGCGGATCGGGCGGTGGCGGCCTACGACAACTACGAGGCCGACGCCATCGTGATCGAGCGCAACCAGGGCGGCGATATGTGCCGGCACGTCCTGGAGAGCGTCAGACCTGGCATCCGCACCATCGAGGTTGTGGCGACGCGCGGCAAGCATGTTCGGGCAGAGCCGATCTCGGCGCTCTATCACCTCGGGCGCGTCTCGCATGTTGGGACGTTCCCGGAGCTCGAAGACCAGATGTGCCAGATGACGGCGGCCGGTTACGAGGGGGAGGGCTCGCCGGATCGCGTTGACGCTCTTGTGTGGGCGTTCACCGAGCTGTTCCCACGCATCAACAAGACGAAGAAGAAGCGCGTTCACGTCGAGGTGGGTCGCGCCGGGTCATGGATGGGATAGCATGGACGACGACATCATCAAGGATGCCCGCGAGGCGTTCGAGCAGGCGCAGGAGGCGGAGAAGAAGAACCGCGAACGCGCCCGGGACGACCTTCGGTTCTCGCGCCTCGGCGAGCAGTGGCCGGAAGATGTGAAGCGGGACCGTGAGATCGAGCAGCGCCCGTGCCTGACGATCAACCGGATGCCGTCTTTTATCCGCCAGGTGGTGAACGATTCTCGCCAGAATAAGCCAGGCATTCGCACCCATCCGGTGGACAGCAACGCCGACCCGGAGACCGCCGAGATTATCAACGGCCTCATTCGCAGCATCGAGGTCACGAGCAACGCGGACGTGGCATATGACACCGCTATTGACTTTGCGGCTTCGGCGGGGTTTGGGTATTTCCGCGTCGATCTCGATTACGCCTACGACGATTCCTTTGATCTGGATATCGCCATCAACCGGATAACCAACCCGTTCTCGGTGTACGGCGACCCACGTTCGGAGGCGGCGGACAGTTCGGACTGGAACGTCGCGTACGTGACGGACATGCTCAAAAAGTCCGAGTTTGAGACCGAATACAAAGGCGCCGATCAAATAAACTGGGAGTCGCTTTACGCCGACATCAAGGACGAACAGTGGCTTGACGACGATTCCGTCAGGGTCGCGGAATACTGGACCCGTGAGGACGTGGAGACCGAGCTCTACCTTCTGAGCGACGGCAACGTGATGCATCAAGAGGATTACGTCCGCGATGCGGAGTGGCACGTCGCTCAGGGCGTCACGCCCGTCAAGACGCGGCCGTGCAAGACCAAGCAGGTCACGCAGCACATACTGACAGGCGCCGAGGTGCTGGAAACTAACGAGTGGGCCGGCAAGTACATTCCCATCGTCCCGGTATACGGCGAGGAGGTCGTTATCGACGGCGAGCGCCATTTCTTGTCAATGGTGCATTTCGCCAAGGACGCGCAACGCATGTACAACTACTGGCGCACGATGGCGACCGAGCTTGTTGCCCTCGCGCCCAAGGCGCCGTGGGTTGGCCCGGCGGGATCGTTCGACACCGACCCGAATTGGGCGCTGGCGAATGTCAAGAACACCGCAACCCTCGAATACGACGTCGTGGCCGGCGCCCCGCCGCCGCAGCGTCAGGAGTTCGCCGGAATACCGGCCGGCGCACTGCAGGAGGCCCTGAACGCATCCGACGACATGAAATCGATCTTCGGCATGTACGACGCGTCATTGGGGGCGCGCAGCAACGAGACCAGTGGCAAGGCGATCATCTCCCGCCAGCGTGAGGGGGACGTCGCCACGTTCCACCTGATCGACAATCTGAGCCGGGCGATACGCCATACCGGGCGCATCGTCGTTGACCTGATTCCGCATGTTTACAGCGAGCAGCGGATTATCCGGGTATTGGGCGAGGACCATACGCCGGACGCGAAACCGATCAATCAGCCGGTGCCGGTCATGGGTGAGGACGGATCGCCGCAGATGGACGATGAAGGCAATGCCATCACGCGAATCTACTCGCTGACCACAGGCAAGTACGACGTGACGGTATCAAGCGGCCCGTCGTTCACCACACGACGGGAGGAGGCCGCCAACCAGATGATCGAGCTGTTGCGGGCGTTCCCTCAGGCTGCTCCGGCTATCGGCGATCTGCTGGCCAAGAATCTCGACTGGCCGGGCGCCGACGAGATCGCTGAACGCCTCAAGGCGCTGCTGCCCGACGAGCTGAAGAGCGGCGGAGACCCGCGTTTGAAGCAGGCAATGCAGACCATCGACGGGTTGAAGCAGGCCATCGACCAGTTGATGCGGGATCGCAGCCTGGAGGAGCGCAAGATCGCCATCGACCAGCTGAAGGCCAACGTCGATGTCCGCAAGGCCGTTACCGACGCGTATGAGGCCGAAACCGACCGCATGGCCAAGCAGGCGAAAGCCGCGCAGCCCGTTACCACGCCGCAGCCGGAGAGTATTCTTTAGGCACTTTGCCACCACGTCGTGAGACGTCGTTTTCCCTTAGATGGAGTTTTTTCCATGAGTGACGAATCGGACACCCTGCTTGATGCGGGATCCGCCATTGAATCCGAGCAGGAAGCCCCCGAGACATCGGACAAGGCGGACACGGAACCGGAGGCCGCGCCGGAGGACAGCGGCGAAGAAGAGGCCAACGACAACGAGGATGAGGCGGAAGCCGAAACCGAGGACGATGAGGAGGGTGACGGTGAATCCGACGGTGAAGATGACGCGTCGGAAACCGTCGCCGTGGAGTACGAGGGCAAGGAGTACGATCTCCCGCCCGAACTGAAGGACGCGCTGCTGCGCCAATCCGACTATACGCGCAAGACCCAGGAGGTCGCTGAAACGCGCAAGGAGTTGGAAGCCAGGCAGGCGTCCATCGAGCAGCAAGAACAGCTGCGCAGCGAGCACGCCGAGCATTTTGCCGAACTCGCTGCCGTGGACCGGGACCTTCAACGGTTCGCCAATCTCGATTGGCAGCGATGGATCGACGAGGACCCGCAGGGCGCGCAGAAGGCGCAGGCCCAGTACCAGGCGCTGAAGGATCAGCGTCAACAGGCAGAAACCCGCTTGATGCAATCGCAGGACGAGGCGCTCAAGGTACAGCGTGAGGAGCACGCCAAGGCACTTGAGGAAGGCCAGAAGGTTCTAGCGAGGGACATTCCGGGTTGGGGGCCTGACAAGGCGAGAGAAGTGGCGCAGTACGCAGTATCGCATGGCATTCCGGCGGAACAGGTCTCTGCGATCTCGAACCCGACGCACGTCAAGCTGTTGCACAAGGCAATGGCCTTCGACCGCCTGCAGGAACAGCGTCAGAAGCCCGCTCCGAAGAAGGCCGAACCGGCCAAGCGCGTCAAGGGCAAGAAGTCGTCCGCGACCGTGGACCCGGACAAGCTGACGCCGGAGCAGTGGGTCAAATGGCGTGAATCTCAACTGAAGAAGAAGGAGAACCTCTGACTTCTTCGCCACCGCCGAGAGGCGGCGGATAGCCCTTTGGAAGGACCACGTAAATGAGCAACTCGCTCCTTACGCCGACAGCAGTAACGCGGGAGGCCCTGCGTATTCTGCACCAAAAGCTGAACTTCGTCGGCAACATCAATCGTCAGTATGACGACAGCTTCGCCCAGTCTGGCGCCAAGATCGGTGACAGCCTGAAAATCCGCCTGCCGAACGAATAC